TGTTCATTCTTGGGGGTTGGGGTAGGGCTTCAGCCGCTTGGGGCGCTTCTTGGGGCGCTGGGGTGGCTTCTTGCGCTGACTGGGCGATACCCTGAAGATGTGGACGAAGGGCGATTGGGGCGCTCGCTGGGTCCTGAACAAGACCGTCCAACCAATCATTGAGACTCTGTTGGTCCTTCTTGTTTCGCTTTGACATGGTGCGCTCATATTGCCATTCGATAAGCTCCATTTGGTCGGGGTCCGTCATTCCGTATTTGGAAACGGTTTGGAAGCGGTCGAACCGCCCGTTCGCTTGCTCCAGCTGTTGTTTGTATTGGTCGATTTGGGATTGTAGATTGTCTAGCGCTCCCAATCGCCCGTTCATTCCGTCGATGGTCTCTTGGAGCTGGGCGGCTTGTTGTTCGGCGTCAGCTGCTCGAGCTGACATCTTTTGGAGGCGGCTTTGAATGGCGTTCTCCATATCGCTTTTCAGGACATAGACTTGTCCGTCTTGTTCTATTGTTTTCATGGGTGGGTCTCCATTATAAGAACTCGGCCCGCTCTCGTCGTATCTTGTTCAAGTGTTCGACGGCGGCGGTATAGTCGAGGTCGGGGTTTAAGATTTGAATGGCTTCGATGGGTGAGATTAGACCAGCTTGGAGCTTAGCGAGGATGTCTTCTCGCTGTGCTTTGAGCTCCTCAGGTCCAAGGGCTAAAGATTGATAGCTGACACGATATCCGGTTTCGGGGAGGTTGGTTCCCAAATATCGGTTACAAAGAGCTGCTGATTTGGCGAGTAAGTCTTCGTCACCCATTCGGAAGACGGGGGCGAACTTGCGCTGGGCTTCACGCTGTCCGGCTCGGTCAATCGAAAGGGCGTAACCGCTTCGAGGGTCGGCGTTCTGTCGTGTGATTGATTCGGGTGCTACCCCTGAAGACACGGCCACCCTAAGTTCATACTTGGCGACACTTTCCAGAAGCTCGTCCGGCTTGATTGGTGGGGTAAATGTTCCGACAAGCGGCTGTCCTGTCGTGTCTGGGTCGGCTTGAAGAATCAAGATTGACGATGGGTCAGTCGATACAGCTGCACGACGACTAACGAGGTCTTGGTCCATGGCGTTCAATCCCGCAACGGAGGCACCAAGCATATATTTTTGAGCCCACGAATTATCTTTTACACAATGAAGATACATGGTGTACAGGACTCCACAATTCAGACTTCCATAAACCAAAGAATTTCCGTCTAAAAAGTTCCACAATTCGCCCGTCTTCTCCGCATGATAAACGGTCAAGGGGAGGAATGGTTGACCCATCGCATTCCGAAACGGATAGTCTTCGCCCCTATGGGTTGGATGTCCCATGTATAGTTCACTGACATCCTCGCCCAAGCTCCCGTCCTTGTTTGCTTTGAACATTCCGAACATCGGCTCTGATATGTTTCGGATGTCGATGACATCACAGACCCATTCTTGTTCATTGGTGATTGGATTGACACGAATTCTGTATTCTCGGTAATAGACTGGGATGTCTGGCTGGTCTGGGTCTACCTCACAATAGACATTATCCGGAGTGACGCACCGGTAGACAAGTCCAGGACGATCTGGTTCTACGCCTCGAGTATGGGGTATGACCTCAACCCGAACGATTGTTTCTCGAAGACCGAGAACCATTTGTTGTACTCGTTGCATCATCGGCCAAAGACCAGCTCGAGTGGCGTATCCTTCACGGCCGACAAGGGCGCTTAGGTCAGCTCCTCCAGCTGTGACGGTTGGGCTATCTGTGTAGAGAACAGACAATTGGCGGGTCACTTGCTCGAAAGGGTTAGAGCTCAAGTCGGAAGGACCCCAGCTTTCACGCCTATCCGGTGACAGGTGGCGAGCCAATTCGTCCTCGAGGTCCTGTTCCCATGAGCCCGTTAACATTCTTTTCCTTAGCGAGGTAAATTCCCAGCGCTTCTGGTCTAGGTTATTTGGGGCGACTGGTTTGGTTGGGTAGGTATACGATAACATTAGTACATCCTAATTCTAGCGGGAGGCGTGAATCTTTTATGGACGGTTGGGAGTACACAATAGCGCAAGGCATCGACCGAATGACCGTGAGGGTCCGTCGATTTTTGCGAGCTCGTGCGCTTGAATGTATAGCGCTGTAAACTCTGAATTAATTGGGTACATTCAGGTCTCACATAAAAGTGCTGTTTGGCCATAATGCTATATAGCACACTGGATCCATAATAGACCGAACTTTTGAATTTTAGGGCTGTTCGTATCGTGAAAGGTAATCCCCTCGGTGGAAGGTTCAATACCCGCTCGAAAGCCCTCATCAACATCCCGTTCGACATCTTGAAACCTGTTTGGCCTCGCCCAGCGTAGTGAGCTCCGTCACCAGTCCATGAACACATTGATGGATCGACATGGTGGCGTTTCAACATTTCAAGGATCCCTCGGACATGATGTTCCGGACTTGACGCCCCGCCGGTATATTCGCCCAAGACATAGACCTTTGGCTCTTGGTAGTTGGCCATGTCGATAGCTGCAAGGACAGCGACTTGGCTGTTTGGTTGGCTTCCATGGTCGATACCCACGGCGAATTTGTAGTCCCCACCACTTGGGACCGGTGACCCGCTTATCATGGACGGGTCGAAGTTATCAAATATAAGCTGTTTGGGGTCGATACCCACATCCCACGACCCGTTCAATCGAGCTTCCCTGTCGATGGGGAGATAAGTTGAGGCGATGTTGTCGATTTGGGCTTGGCTCAATAGGGGATCACAATCCAACGGCGTTGTATCTTGAACGGTTAGGGGCGCTCGGTGACACGAGATTCGATTGTCCTCAACCATCCTTCGAAGATAGGTGACATCCTCGCCGACTGGGGTCATAGTGATAGCGATGGTACCAGTCTTTCCACCGGCACCACCCCGAAGAACACGGGCGGCAAGTTCTCCCCAAACTGATTCAGGGATGGGCTCGTCGATTGCGACAAAACCAATCGAAGCGGAAGCCAGTCCGAGACCCTGTTGGGCGGTCTTTATTCGGATGATTGACCCATTCTTAAATCGAACGATTGGGACTTGACCCCTAAAGCCCTTTCCAGGAACGAATACACAATCGTCCATCAGCATCCCCGAGGGGATCATCTCGAAAAGCTTTTCCTGAATGGTTCGGCTTTGGTCGTGGCTATGAGTAATCAACCATGATTCGTTCGGGGCTGGGTCGGTCTTGAGATATGGGTGACAGTCAAGGGCACGATACAACAGTTCCATGACAGAACACCGAGTCTTCCCCACTTGGTTTCCACCCAACAACAATTTGATCGGACTTGGATCTTTCAGAAAGGCCAATTGAGGGGGCGTTGGTCTGAAATACGATAGGGGATTGTTCGCCGCCCTTCGTTTCAGCTGGAGAATCTGACGGGTTAGGTCAATCATTCAACAATCCGCTTTCATAAATATGTCGGCCTATATATTCCGAACATTGGGGGACAATCGCATTTCCTAAAGCCTTCAGTCTATCTTTGTCCAGTCTGTAGGAAACCCCATCATCCATTCGCAGAATTTTGGCTCCACTATAGCCTTTATCCCAGCGGGAGCCAATTTGACGACTATCACCGAATCTTTTCGCTTTCGTTCCGACGGACAGTTTTGTTCTTTTGCTAGATGTGCTGTGGGTGTCGGTAGTTGTTCGTACTTTGATGGTGGTCTGTATCTGCGGTCCCCTTTCGTGTATCGTTGATTTCGGACTAATCGACGATGTAGACCGTTTGTCGACTGTTTGTCTGGGTCGCTTGCTGTTGGGGTTGGTAATAATGCCCCTAAAAGTGGTGTTCCCCCTTGTGCGTATTTGCTGCGGCGAGTTGGGTTGCTTGCGACTGGGGTAGGCAACACAAAACCAGCGCCGTCGAAGGTGAGGGGCTCCGAATTGTCTAGCCGATATAATGTCCCATTCTGCGTCATACCCGATTTCGGCCAAGTCCCCGAGAACTCTTGATAACCCCCGAAAAGTGATAGCTGGCACGTTTTCCAAGACTGCGACTCTTGGTCGTAGTTCACTAATAATTCTGAGCATTTCAAACCAAAGACCTGACTTTTCACCTTCTAACCCCTTTCCTCTTCCAGCTACTGATATATCCTGGCATGGGAAGCCCCCACATAAGATATCCACTGATTCTAAATTGTGAGACCCAACCGTTCGAACATCATCGTATATTTTCGCATTGGGCCAATGTTTCTTTAATACCTTTTGACAAAACGGTTCTCGTTCCACTTGCCAAATTGTTTCTGAACCTGAGATGGCTCGTTCGAGACCTAGTTCGAATCCACCAATCCCCGCAAATAATGAACCTATCCGAATCATAAGCGCCTATCGAATAGCTCGACGCATTCTTTGTAAGCTTCACCAAGTTTCGAACATTCTTTCAGTATGACGAGCTTGTTCTGGATGTTGGATATTTGTTCGCACTCGCCACCTGAAGTCTTCGAGTCGATTCCCCTGGTTGTCATGCGACAAAACATTTCACGACACAACAAGTCCCCATTTGTGGCGATATATTCCGAAGAACAGGGAACCTTCAACAGGTCAGGTTCTGTCAGGTTCTCGCTCGGCTTGTGAAGGGCGATTGTACTTTTCACGATGTCTTCGATATTTATGGCTTCGGGTTCGGGCTTGTTTCTTTCGACGACTACCCAAGCGGAGGTCGTGAGGGCTACCCCACCCAATAATCCGAGAACTACTAACATTTTATTTTCCTTTGAACGAGACGACATTGGAAGTATCCATGGTGAGACGAGTTTGGAGGCGTTGACGAAGCACCGGTGGCATTGACAAGACAGCCGCTTCGATTTGTCCAATAAGCTGTTCGTCCGTCATCCGCTCGAGGCCGTCTTCAGTTTGTTCTCCTTCCATGGCTCGGAGCTCTGAGACCATAGATACGAGTTGACGCTGGAGAGCTGCGTAAGCTTGCCACGATTGCGCAGCTGCGGCGGAAGCTATCGCCTTTTGTAGGTCCTCGATTTGGGTCTTCAGCAATTCGACCGGGTCGTTCGTCTTCTTCTCTGGTTCCTCTTCTGGGATATGCATAGGTGCATTCAGTCGATAGAGATAACGCCGTTCAAGTAACCAAGCCGCCGCCCTCCAATCTTTCCGGCTTCCTTCTTCGATTCGCTTGAGCATGAACTGGGACCGTTCATGATTCGCCGCTTGAACTTGTCGGAAGAACTCGGTCCACATCGGGGTCACCCCGTCACGACCCTTTCGAAGATATTTGTAAAATGTTGAGGGTGCAACCCCAGCGGCTTCCGCTGCGAGTTTGTAAGTCGCTCCAACCTTAAGCGCTTCAATCGCCGGTTGTAGCTGTTTTAGCGTTATTCTGTTCCTTGGCATGTCGTGGGTCTCCTATGCTAAGT